GGAAACAGCGGTACGGTTAGGGGTTAGAGCGATGGGGGGGGTGGTGAGTCGCAGATGATAACGGGGGGCGAGGGGGAACGGTGGTAGCGGGGGTTACGGGGCGTATGTCGCGGAAATGTCGCCGAAATGTCGCGGGGGTGTGGTGGCGGTGTAATGGCTGTGCCGGGACAGGTTAGCCGACAAAATCGAGGGCGAGCTGGCCACCGGGCCGGCGGCGGTGGACGCCGGCGATCGCTAGATGGTCGAGACCACGTCGCTCGTTGTCCTGGATGGCCCGTTCGTACAGCTCAGGGCGGGCGTCGCCCCAGTAGTATCGGCCGCCGGGGATCCCCACCAGTTGGTGGACCTGACGCTGGAGGCGACCGTAGGCCACTAGCAGCCGGAGGGCTCGCGTGCCGGGCAGACCGAGTTCGCGGGCCAATTGCGGGCCCGGCAATCCTCGCTCACCGGCGACACGCAGCCGTTCGCAGAGATCCGCCAGGAGCGCATCGAGTTCGGTCCGGGTATCGGGCAGGCCGCGCTGGCCGAGGGGGTCTGCCGGCGGCCGGCGGAGCCGATCGGCGCCGGGGCCGTAATCATCGGCCCGCTCAGCGAGGGCCCTCGACGGTCCGTCAACGCCCTGTTGAAGGTGGGTCATCGGGGTCTGCTTTACTTCGGCGGGCCAAACTCGGGGATGGAATCGGCGTCCGTCCGGGCCCCACGCAGTCGCCGCCAGGTATCACGATCACCCCAGGCCAACTCGCTGATGGCGGGCAGCGCCTGGAGTCGGATCCGCTCGCCGTAGGCGTCCAGTGCCGAGCCGCGGGCGAGGGCCATCGCTATCCGCTGGGCCTCCGGCAGGGTCATCACCAGGACCACGCCCCGGCCAGATTGTGTGCCCCGCACGATCATCCGATGGCCTCCTGCCGAGCGGCCATGGTTTTGAGGGCGGACAGCAGCCGGTGCAGCCAGTAGGGCGGGGCGTCGCGGACGCGGCGGTGTCGGCCGCTGGACATGTGATCGCTGGCCAGGAACCGGTCCACCTGCTCGTCTCGCCAGCCCAGCCTCTCCGCCTCGCGGCGGATGGCGTATCGCAGGGCGTCCTCAGGCTCGGCGCGGCGGGCCTCGCCGGCCCAGTAGCCGAGTGTGTTGTGGCCGAGGCGGCCGGCGCACATCTCCTCGTAATGGGCCATCACACAGATGAACCCGTACCGCGTCGCCGTGAGGTCGGCCGCCGAGTGGAACCCGCCGATGTTCCGCTGGATCAGCCGGCGGTCGGCCTCGGACACGCCCGCCATGCGGGCGGCGGCGTGCAGGGCGCGTTTTTGACCGTTGGTCAGGCTCATCTTTGCTCCGCGGGGATCTCCTCGTGGCCGACGTAGGGGTAGTAGTGGGTGCATTCCAGCGGGCAGCGTGTCAGCGGATCGCCGAGAATCAGCAGGCATACCGGGAGGTCCTCGGCGACCCGCGTTCGCGAGCAGAGATAAACCGGTAGGAACACGCCGTTGCCGAACTCGCCGTAACCCGGCAGCGAATGAACGCAGCTCGCCGCCCGGTTGGACTGGCGGGGATCGAGGAAATGCATCGTCTGGGTCATTGCTGTGGCCCCCACCGGTCGCGGACGAACCACACCCGCCGGACCGACTCGGGCGAGGCCCCGAACTCGGCCTCGAACTGGTCCTGCGGCATGATCTGGCTGAGCCGCACCAGGCGGTTGAGGGCGGGCCGGTCGAGGCCCATAACCATCTCCACGATGGTCTCTACGGCCCAGGCGAGGGTCCGGTCGTCCTCGGTGATGTCAATCGCTCTTGCCATTGGCTCGCATCCATGCCAGCACGGCGGATCGGGCGGCGCCGGAGCCGCCGCGGTAGCCCGCGTCGCGAAGTGCCATGCGCATCTCCGGCGACCGCAGGCACGCCGGCCAGCCGACTCGCAGGGCCCACGCTCGCAGGCCGTAGCGGTCGAGGGCGGCTCCGAGGTCCTCGGCCGCTGGCGCGTCCGATCTATGATTTTTGAGCTTCGCTTTCATTGGTCGCCTTGTGCCCCGCCCCCCAGGCGTAACAGCCCACACCGCAGAGAAAGCAGCTCTGGCCCGGGCGTGCCCGCCGGCCGTAGTCGGCGGGCACGTCGAAACAGACGGGGCAATAGAGATCCGGCCCGTTCATGGCCTGGACCGCCTGCACCTGCTCGGGGTCGCCGATGGCCAGCGGCCGGTCGAAGGGGGCGAACAGGAATTTTGTGGCCGTGGGCATTATGCCGTTAGCCTCCGGGCGATCTTCTCGAAGACCGAGCCGCCGCATTTATTACAACGGCCGGGTCCAACCTTTCCACCGATCTCGTTTCCGCAGGCGCGGCATTCCCAGACGGTCGCGACTGGGCCGTTTAGCCGCCGCAGCTCCCGATTGCGATGGTGGCGGAGCTTCGCGGCGGCGCCGGCCGCCCGCCGGAGGCGGCGATTCATGCCGGGGTCCCGGGCCATCTGCGCCGCCAGGTGACCGCGCCGGCTCACCAGCATCAGATTGTCCAGCGAGCAATTAAGCGTATCCCCGTCGAGGTGGATTACACACATTCGCGGCGGGATCGGCCCGCGGGCGCGGGCCCAGACGTATCGAGCCAGGGGTATCCAGCGGTCCTGGATGCGGCCGGCGTCGGCGACCTTGATCCATTTTCGGCGCCGCCGGCGCCTTGCCCGGCCTCGCTGGCCGGCCTGGCGTTTGAGCGGCTTGTCGTTGCGGACCGTAATCGAGCCCAGCGGCCGCCAATTGCGGGCCGCCTGGCCACGAAGGCAGCCGGTCTTGAACTCCGTGGCGGGCGAGCGGTGGATCCCTCGCCGCCCCGCAGTACAGGGGACGTGGCCGACCTGGAAGCCGCCGGCCTTGCCGGCCCGCACGCATCGGCGATGGCTGGCCTCGGCCCGCTGGGCCGCCGTCGTGCGTGCGTGATACAGTCGCCGCAACGGCCCGTAGCCGACGTGGTACTCGCGCATGATCGAGGTGATCGTCGCGCGGTCGGACAGCAATCGCTCGACGACGGTTTCGGCGTCCGCCTCCAGCCTGTCGAGGTTGCCGCGGTAGCTCATCTCAGCCTCTCCTGGATTCTCCGCCAGTACGTCAGCGTGCAGGATTTTTCGGCCCCTCGGGGCCCGCCGTTATGGACGCGGGCGAGGGTCTCCCAGTCGCCCTCTCGCAGGGCCCGCGGACACCAACGCAGCCAATACCAGATCATTACCGCCTCGCAGTGGGGGCGGCTCCAGACGTACTTGTCGTAGGGCCAACTGACCCGGCCGGTCTCGCAGCCGTCGGACCAGTGGGCCCGGCCGATGTGGTAGTCGCCCAGGCTGCGGCCGCCGTCGCCGACGGGTTTTCGGCCGTCGAGGCTCTCGTGCGCCCGGAGGGCCGCGAACAGTCCGGCGATTGAGGGCCGCGCCGGGCCGCCCTTAAGGACGGCCCGGGCGTCCCTCGCGGTCGCCGCCGGCACCGGCTTGCCAGGGGTTGCCGGCGGCGATGCCGCGCCGCGCGTGGGGCGGCGGTGAGGTAGGAGGAGGACCTCCGCCGCCCCCGTGGCCGGTGGAGGGAGACCGGCCGTGCGCGACTCGCATCTGTCCATGGCGATCGCGAAAACGGCGACGGCCCAGACGCCGACCGCGCCGTAGGCGACTATCACGATCCACCAGAATTTGTCCCGTTGCTGTTTCATTTCAAAGACTGCCACAGAGACACAGAGATCACAGAGGCGTTTTTTTAAGAAGCAACTCTCTGCTGTCTCTGTGAACTCTGTGTCCTCTGTGGCTGTTGTTCCGAAGCCGCTTTGCCCGCGGCCGCCTCGTTCAGAATCGCCGCCACCTCGTGTTTGCCGCTCTGAATGAACTCGGCGATGGCCCGATGCTCGGAGCGGTCAAACCGCTTGGCAAATCTGCCCCAGACCGCCATGCACGCGGATTCCCACGTGTCGGCATTCAGTTCCATCTCACCCGGCCTTTCTCTGTGAGCTCTGTGTCCTCTGTGGCTGTTGTCCCGCCCCGAAGGGCGGCGTCCGCCCGGACCAGTCCATCTGCCATTTCGCCCCGACGATGTCGGCGGCGTAATCGAGCTGGGCGACGGAGTAGTCGGCCCGGCAGCGGCTCTGGCGGGCCAGTTCGGCGACCGCGTGCAGCCGCTGCTGGACGTTTCGCAACTTGCCGTCGCCCTGTGCCAGCCGATGCAGGTAGCTGTAGGCCTCGCGGCGGAGTTTCTTGCCGTGGCCCAGGGCGGCCAGGATCGAGTCGGCCACGGCGGTGGAGTCGGCGGCGGAGATCTCGTCGGTGGCGGCCTGGACGTATTGGGCCCCGGCGCGGCTGCGGAGCTGCTCGTACTGGGCGGCGCCCGTCCGGCCGCGGAGGTCGCGGTCGAGTCGGGCGGTGTCGGCCAGGACCAGGGCCAGCCGCACGTCGGGATCGTCGTGCAGATTGCGCAGCAGATGTTTGGACTGTGGGTACAGCGCGGTCGCCTCATCCACCAGCACGCAGTAGGGATCGAATTTCCCGCGGCCGTAGTAGTCGGCCAGCCGCTGGCGCACGGACTGGTAGTAGGTGCCGAGGGTGTAGCTGGGGGCGACGTCCAGGTGCATTTTGATGGCGATCTCGGACAGCAGTGCCCGCGGCGTCGCGAAGGCGACGCCCGCCGCCAGGTACATCGCCCGCTCGCCCCGCCGGCGGGCGAACTCGCGCAGGGCGATGGTCTTGCCGGCCCCGCTGGGGGTGACGACGATCCCGATGGTGGGCTCGGACCAGGCCAGCCGGCAGATCTTCATCACCGACCGGCCGATCCGCGTGGCGACGTAGTCGGTGGGCGGGGCCTCGCGGCGCTCGATGCGGTCGCGCAGCCACTGCTGGGCGCGGTGCAGGTAGCGGTCCACGTCGCCGGCGTAGGTGCCGTTGCGGATCTGCGACCAGACGCTCGGCGAGCATTGCAGCGCCGCCCGGGCGATGGCGGAATTGCTGATGTCCTCGGCCGCCTGGATCGCGGCCACCTGGCTGATGATTCCGCGCCGCTGGGCGTCGGTGAGTGGCCCTTCCATGGCCATTTTCGATGCCTCCCTCAGCAGGTCAGCCGCCTTGTTTTTCATCGGGACCCTCGGGCGAGGATCCATCCTCGATTTGATAACGGCCACAGAGGCATAGAGTTCTCAGAGAACGGCTCTGTTTTTGTTTTGGAAAAGCAATCTCTGAGAACTCTGTGTCTCTGTGGCTATCCATCATCGTTGTCTCCCAGCAGGTCGATCGCCCGCGTGGGGGGTTTGGCATCCGCGGCCGGCGGATCGCCGGCATCGTCCGTGCCGGTCTTTGTGAAGAAATCCCGCGCCGCCTGGCGGGCGGCGCGCTGGTCCTGTTGTTTGCGGCCGGCGGCGGCGGCGGCCGCGATGTGCGGCTCAAACTGCATCACTCTCGGCGCGGCGGCGGTGGCGGATGCAGGCGTTTCATCTCGCCGCCCCGCCGCCGCGTGCGCCAACAGGAGATGGTTGTTTGCGAAGTCGTGGAGGCTGGCGACGCGCCGCCGGGCCGCCTTGGCCGTCCGCCGCTGGAGGACGATGGCGGCCTCCAGCTTGTCGGCGTCGGCTCCGCCCGGCGCGGCGAACGGGTGCACGCCCTCGCCGATGTAGGGCCCGGCCGTGCAGAGGAATTTGCCCCGCCGGTCGAACACATATATTAATGAGGGCTCGTCGGGGTCGTAGCGGTACACGATTTTTCGGGCTGCGTCGCGGCCGCTGGCGCCCCGCCGCCGCTGAAACTCCTCGTCGTCCGACCAGTAGTGGCGGCCGAACGGGCGGACGTACACGCCGTTGGCCTCGACGCGGACGGCCACGGACGGCAGCAGCAGCAGGGCCAGGTCCTCGGCCGCCGGGCGGCGGACGGCGAAATCGTCGGCCCGCAATTGCCGGAACGCGGCGCCGGCCGATAGCCCCCCGGCGGCCTTCGACGGGCTTTCGCGGCGAGCGTAATCGGCGGTTATCCAGCTCTCGAACGCTCGGGCCAGCGGCTCCAGCACCAGCCGATCGCGGACGGCCTGGGGGGCGCCGCGGTAGCGGATGGCGTCCATGGTCTCGGCGTCGGCGTGTGCCGCCGCGACCGCCTCGGCCTTGCCGCGGAGCTTTTTGAGGTCCTCGGGGCGGGCCTCCGGCGAGCGGCCGCAGTAGGTTTCCCAGCACTTGTCGAACTGTTCGGCCTGGATGCGGAACCACGGCTCGACGACCTTCGCCCGGGCGTTGAACGGCAGGGCCCAGGTCACACCCACGCCCAGGACCTCCAGCAGGGGGGCGATGGTCTTTTCGGGCACGATCTTCTCGCCCCGGCGGGGGTTCCGCCGCCGACCGCCGGCGAAGCGGACCATCCGAAAGTCCTTGCCGTTGTCGAGATACAATCTGTCCGGGCGGCCGTGCGCGGCCACCCCGCGGGCGAATGCGGCCATGACGCGGTTGCCGTCGGGTGAGTCGAAGCAGATGCTCCACGCCGCCGGCATCCAGGAGCGGGCGTCCAGGAACATCGTCAGCCAGGGCCGCGCGTACAGCCAGTCCCACCGCTGCTTGCGGGCGTTCCAGAGATGGCGAGGCCAGAGCACGTCGAGCTGGCGGTGGTCGCCGACCCAGCAGCCCATCGCGGGGACCTGTGACCAGTCGCGCTCGATGTGGGGGTTGTGCCGGTCGCGGAATTTTTTCGGCTGCCGCCCCAGGGCGGCGAGTTTGGGGTCCAGCCGCTCGGCAACCCACTGCTGGACCGTCCGCAGGGCGGGCCAGTCCCAGCCGTTGATCTGGGCCTGGGCGGCGACGTATTGGTGCAGCCGGGGCACGTGGGGGCGGGCCTGCGAGAGGTACATGCCAGAGAACAGGTCCCACGCCGCCCCGCTGCACACGGCCGGGCCCCAGTAGCCCCGCCCGTCGGCGAGGGCGGCTACGCCGCCGGCGGCCAGGCGGCGGCGCCATCTGTATAGTGTGGGGACGCTGAGCCGGGGGCCATCGGGGCGGGTGAGGTTCCAGCCGGCGACCCACATGTCCGCGAACTGGCCGACCGTCTGGCCGGCGGGGCGATGGCGCAGGGCCGCCTCGTAGTTGCGGACGGACTGGTACCGGGCATGGACGGTCGCCCGCTTGGCCGCCGACAGGCCGGCCAGGGCGGGGCAGTCGAGTCCCGGCTCGCCGGGAGCCCCGTCGGGCCGGGCGATGCCCACCGGCCCGACGGGGCGGCCGCGAGCGAGGCGAAGGGCGGGATGAGCGTCGGGGGGGATCAGCCACTGGCCGGCGGGGCCGCGCGTCGCGGCGATCTCGCCCGTCCGGCAGAGCCGCTGGACGTGCCGGGCCGTCAGGCCCAGGACGGCGGCCGCCTCGGCGACGGTGAAGCTGCCCGCCGTCGGGTTTAGCCGCGCCCCATAGGGAAGCGCGCTCCCCGCCGGATCGCGGTTAAACGCAGATGTCGCGGCCGGGTCAGACATCGACTATAGATCCTCCGGATGCACGTCGCGGACGTAGTCACCGCCGGGGCCGAGGCGGAGGACGGGGGGGCGGGGGTCCGCGCTCCCCTCTGGGTTGCGGTTAAACGCATCGTGGGCCGGCGCAATATCGACGATCTCCGGCAGGGGCCCGCCGGACAGGGCGGCCGAGACGACCTCGCCCTCGCGGCCACCGGAGCCGGACTTGGGACCGATGGTGGTGGTGGTCGGGCCGGGGCCGATGATGGCGACGATGCCGTCGCGCCAGTGGATGGTGATCGGCCCGATCGATAGCATCCGCCCCGGGCGGATTGTCGCCCGGATCACCACCGCCTCGCCGGTCTCGCAGGGGACGTCGAATTTATCCGCCGGCAAGCTCGCTGGGGGCGTCATTGGCAAGCCCTTTCATTTACACAGAGGACACAGAGGGCGCAGAGGTCACACAGCTAAAAGTGTCTGTCACCGATCGCTCGAATGCTTTCGATCTCGGCCGGGCAAGCCCCAAATCGCGACGCTTCGTACCACCGCGTGGCGGCATCCCGAGCCGCCAACAGGTCAGTCGCCGATCCAAGCACCTCCAGGTAGTGCTCGCCGTCGTCATCTTCATATCGGATTTGCACACACCAGAGTTTCCGCGTAGCGCGATTGATGGGATTTATCATCCGGCCATCCTTTCGGTCAGCAGCTGGCCCCAGAACGCTTCCAGGGTGATCTTGCTGCCGGTGAGGTCCAGGAACGCGATCCAGATTGCGATCTGCCCCCGCCAGTTGCGGCGCCTGCCCGAGAGATAGTTGCTCAGGGCCGGCCGTGAAATATTTGCCGCCGCCGCCACCTGCCCCATGGTCAGGCCGGCGGCGACAATTTTTGACTTGACGAGGGCGCCGGGAAGTGATACCATGTCGTTTGGCCCGCATTTTACGCGGTCGAATGGACCTTGGCCGGGATTTGCGGACCTGCGTTTCATGCGATCGTTCTCACCTAACACGGAGGATACTCGAAAAATGCGAATACGTCCAGAGAAAAGCGAAAAAAAATTATGCACCACAAACCTGGTCCCCACTTGGAGATATTTCGCCACCGCCTGCGCCAGCTTCGCAAGGCGGCGGGCCTCACGCAATCGCAGATGGCCAATCGCATCGGCGCCGGCTCCGACGACGTCCTGACGCGGTTGGAGGGCGGCATCGCCAAGGGCTTGTCCCTGCAACACCTCGTCGGGATTGCGCAGGTCGCTTGGGAGCACGGTCTGTCGCTGGACTTTCTGTTCGGCCTCGACGATCCGTTGCTGATGGCGAGCGAGGAGCAATTAAAGGACGCATTGATTCAGCGGTGGCGGGCCAAGTGGCTGGCCGATGAATTAGAACGGCTCAAGCCGCGCCCGGTCGCCCCAGGGGAAGGCCCGGCCAAGCCGCCCGCGAGCGGCCAGGAGAAAGGCGCATGAGCATCCAGAGAGACAAGCGGCGCGACGCGAGGTTCATCCTTTTACTGCTGGCGGGGATGGCATTCGCGGGGGCTTTTTTCGTCCCTGGCCTCCGCGGCCCACGCTGGGGCGAGCCAGCCGATCAGCTCGGCCTGCTTGAGGCAATTCGGGTCGCCCTGGACAGCGTGGCCTGGCTCCTTAGCGCGTTGTGCCTTCTGGTTTTGCGAGGCCAGATTACCAGCAATAGCGAAAGCTGAGCCCGCGATTCCCTCCGACGGCTTCTCCGTCGTCCGACATCCCCGGATTTTTTTTTTCGAATTCCGTTGACGCCGCACCTGTCATCCCGGTATAACCCAGCCTATCGGCCTGACGGAGTCGGGCCGTGAGGGATCGGCCGGCCGCGACACCCATGGATGGGCCGCCACGTCGCGGCCGACACGGACGACAGGCATGGACGTGGAATGGACGCCGGGAGTAGCGGCTGGCCGCGGGGATCCTCGCCGGAGGATCCGACGGGGCGTTCCGGCCCCGCGGCAACCGTTTTTCCCACGCGCGGCCACACGCGCAGTTAACTGCGCGTGCCGGCACGCTCACTTAAGTGAGCGTGGGGCCGCATCGCGGCCCAGGGGGGCCCCATGAACCTCGCCGAGATCTCCATCGAGGGCATCGCGGAAAAGCTCATCAGCTCCGTGATCATCGGCCTGGCCATCGGCGGGATCACCGTCTTTGTCCTGAAAAACCAGCTCCGCGACATCGCCAAGCGGGTGGAGAAGCTCGAAACCGGCGACCGCGACCACGCCGACGCCATCGCCGAGGCCCGCCAGCAGCGCACCGAGTGCGAGCTCCGCGCCGCCCACAACTACGCCAGCCGGGGCGACATCGCCCGGCTCATAGCCGACGCCGCCGGGTCGCAGCAGGCGGTGCTGACGCGGCTGGACGAGATGGATAGCCGCCAGGCCGACCGCATCGAGCAGGTCCACGGCCGGGTGACCGACGCGGTGGGGAAGATTGAGAACATGCGCGGCCGGATGGCCGCCCTGGAGAAACACAATGGCGCTCAGCCACGCGGTCCTGCGTAGCCGCTCCATCCGCGAGGTCATACTGCACGTGCTGCACAACTGCGGCGCGGCCAGCCCCGACATCGCCGTCCTGGCCCGCCACATTTACGACGCCTTCTCCGACGGCCGCGTGCCCTACGGCCGCGAGGAGATCGACGCCGAGATCGCCGACCTGATCGAGGACGGCATGATCGGCGTCCACGACGTGCCGGACGTCGGGCCCATGCCCATGAAGGGGTACAAAATCAAGAGCCGTGGCCGGGACTTTTTCCGCGCCGGCTGCCCCTGGGCGAAGATCGACGAGTTCACGGGCGCCGAACGTGCGTGATGATTCGCGCACGTTCCACGCGCGGTTAACCGCGCGTGCCGGCATGCGTACTTAAGTGCGCATGGAGAAGCGACAATCGTGCCGAAGATGACCCGTTACAAGCCGTACGACGAGTTAGCCCGCCTGGCCGGCCGCCAGGCGGGGCTGGCCGATCCCACGCCGGAGGCGGTGGCTGCTCACGAGGGCGCCCGCGCCGCCCGCGACAAGTTGTGGGCCCAGTACGAGCGGCGGCTGCGCGATACGCAGACGCACACGCTGGACGATCTCACCGCCTGGCTGGGCGACCTGGGCTGCCGCGTCGGCCGCTCGAGCATCGCCCGCAACCGCCGGGCCCTGATCGACCGCGAGGAGGCGATCTGGCTGGCCGCCGAGCGGGCGCGGGCGGTGATGGAGGCCGCCACGGCCGCGGGCGTCGCCGACGTCCTGGCCGGCGGCACGGCCCTGGCCGCACAGGTCCTGTTCGAGGCATTGAGCGAGCTGCCGGCGGCGGCCCTGCGCGACCTGACGGGCGGGCAGATCATCCAGATGATCGACGTGCTCGGGCGGCTGCGGAAGACGGCCGCCGAGACGGATCTGATCGGGGCGCGGGTGGCGGAGATGCAGCGCCGATTCGACGAGCAGATGAAGGCGGCGACCGCCCCGGCCGCCGACGGCCGCGGACTCACCCCCGAGCAGATCGCCGAGATCCGCCGGGCGGTCTTCGGAGACGCGGCGTGAAAGACCGCCACAGAGGCACAGAGGACACAGAGAGATTGCGATATTTGTTTAACCGCGCCCCGTAGGGAAGCGCGTATTCGTGTCAGGATGGATGTGACGTGACGTGACGTAACATGACCACCGCCACCGAACAATCCGTCATCCGCCTGTACCCATACCAGCAGCGATTCTTTGCCGACCCGGCGCGGGTGCTGGTCGCCTGCTGGTGCCGCCAGTCCGGCAAGGATTTCACGAGCGCCGCTCTGGCCGTCGATCACGCCCTGCGGACGGGCCAGGACTGGTATATCGTCAGCTTGACCCAGCGCCAGGCCGACGCGACGTTCGCCAAGTGCGTGAAGGTCTCGGACGTTTTCAAGCGGGCGTTGGAAATCACCGGCGGGATCGGCCAGGCGAGCGCCGAGTACAGCGAGTACGATCGCTGGATCGACCACTGGTTTTCGCGCCGCTCCCACACCCTGACACTGCCCGGCGGCGGGTCGGTGACCGCCCTGCCCGGCCGCGACCCCGACACACTGGCCGGCCTGACCGGCAACATCATATTCACCGAGTTCGGCCTGTTTCCCGGCGGCGGTTACGATCACTGGCGGGTCGTGTTTCCCCTCGCCACGCGCGGATTCCGCGTGGTGGTCATCAGCACGCCCCGCGGCAAGAACACGAAATTTTTCGAACTCGTAAGCGCCCCCGAAACCTACAGCGTCCACCGCGTGGACATCCACCAGGCCGTCGCCGAGGGGATGCCCCTGACGGGCGAGGGGGGCCGGCCGATCACGATCGAGGATCTGCGGCGGGTGTACGGCGACGAGGTTGGGTGGCGGCGCGAGTACGAGCTGGAATTTTCCGGCGACCTGGAGGCCCTGGTCAAGTGGGGCCAGCTCGTCGCCGCCGGCGAGTTGGGCGCCGGCCGGCCCTTCGACCTGCTGCGGATCGAGGCCGGGGCGGGCTGGCGGGCCGGGGCGGCCGCCGCCGGCCTGGCCGACGGCGGGCGGCCGGAGATGGGCTGGGACGTCGCCCGCCGGGGCCATCTGAGCGTCCTGTGGATCAACACCGCCGATCCGGCGGGCCTCAAGCGGCTCCGCCGGCTGGTGGTGATGCACGATACCGAGTTCGCGTTGCAGCGGACGATCATCGGCGAGGCCATGGACGCCCGCCGCGACGGCGTCGGCATGGGCGATTCGACCGGGTTGGGCATGGACTCCAACGAGACACTGGCGGCCCGCTATCCCGGCCGCTGGGAGGGGCTGGACTTTTCCGGCAAATCGAAACGCGAGCTCGGCTCGCTGCTGATGACGACCTACGACGACGCGGGCCAGGCCATCCCGCCGACGGGCGGGCCGGCGAAGTTCGTGGCCACGGACGTGTACGCCCTCCAGCGGGAGGGCGAGGGGGCGAACCTGAAGTTGGCCGAGACCGGTAACCCACTCGACGACCGCAGCCACTGCGACATCGCATGGGCCTGCGCCCTGGCCCTGCGGGCCGGGCAGATCCGGCCGGCCCAGCCGTATATCAGTGTTGCCTGATGCGAGAAGAAACCGCCCCGGCGATGAGGCCGGGGCGGCTAAAAAGATCTTTGACAAGTGTTGACGCCGATTTTCAGTACGGCTCAGTCGGTTCGGAACTCCGCCAGGCATCGGCCGCCGCGCGAATGGCGGCTAATCGCCGAGTGAGGTCCGCCGGCTCATCCTCGCGATCGTCGGCAGCGTCCTGGATTTCCTCCGTCAATTGCCGAACGGCCTCCTCGCGTGCGAGCTCCGTGCGGCGGTCGTAGGGGCAGCTCGTGCGGGCGTCGCCCGCTCCGCTCCCGTAGGTCCAGGCGGCGGGGTAATTCGTTTCGTTCAGCCGCGGATAAAACGATGTGCTCGCTCGCTGCTCGATGCAGCGGCGGCGGGTTGCTGCCCGCAACTGAGGCAACGTGCATCCGAGGACATCGAGTTCGGTGGTCTGGGTGGTCATCGTTTGCGTCTCCTGGATTTGTCGCGCCCGGCCATGGCCAGCAGCGCGAGCCTGATGGTGTCCGGCGAGCGGGGGGTACGCTCCCCCCGCTCCCACCGGGCGATGGTGTTTGCCGACACGCCCAGGGCGGCGGCGAGCCGCGCCTGGGTCCAGCCTGTGCGGCGGCGGAACCCGACGATCTCCGCCGCGAAAGTCGCGGCAGTCATAGCGCCGCGACCGCCCGGGCGATGCCGAAATCCGCGATGATGAGATCGCGACGCGGCTCGCCCTTATACCTCTGCGTCTCCGTCAAAAGGACGACGCGAGTGCCGTTCGGCATTTGGTGGTCCTCGCGGCACTTGATGGTTCGGCAGGCGGCCATAAAATCATCGACGGTCTCGTGCGTGACGGCGACTCCGCGCGGGGTGAATCCATAGCCGAGCTCCTCGTCGCACCAGTCTCGAAACTGCTGGATCTGCTCGTCGGTCAGCGACATTGCCGTCTCCTTTTGATTGCCAAGGTTTTTGCTTGTCGTTCTCATTCCGCCCCTATTATACCAGTGGTATAGTCGGCGTCAACCCGGAAAATGAAAAAATATTCATCCCCGCGGCGGGCCGGAAGGCCCGCCGCACAGGACAGTTATGGGTTTGTTCCGCACATTTCGAGAAATTTTCTCCCGGGCCCTTGACACGGCGGGGGCGGCGACGCCGCCCGGCCCCGATGCTATCGGGGCCCCCGGCGGAGCCGGGTCCGCCGAGTCAAGGGTCGAGGCGATGGCCACGGCCGCGATGGCCCTCAGTCCGGCGGCGAAGCTCACGCTCAGCCAGTACGCCCAGATGTTCATTCGCGGCGCCGACGTCTCCGGCGCCGGCGGGTCCGGCCTCGGCGGGCCTGACCGGCCGTATCAGCAGAGCCTGTGGTTCAATCGCTGCGTCTCCGTCAAGGCGGGCAATCTCGCCCGCGTGCCCCTGCGCGTGAGCGTCGCCGAGGCGGCCGCGACGAGGGCGCTGTGGGGCCTCAAGCACGTCCGGGCGGGCCGGATTAACGCCCGCTCGATCTGCCGCTACAAGGGGCTCGACGCGGCGCCGAAGGCCCGCGAGGGCGAGATCCTCGAATCCGGCGAACTCGTCGATTTCGTCGCCCGCCCCAACCCCGAGCAGCGGTGGAACGATTTTATTCGGGCCACCGCCATTAACCTCGACGTCCACGGCCGCGTCCACTGGCTGTTCGACGAGATGGCGGGCCGGCGGCCCATCACCATGTACGTCATCCCCGGCGCCAAAAGCTCGCCGATAGTCAGCAAGGCCGGCCGCGTCGAGCGGCTCGCCGGCTGGAAGTTCCGCGCCCCCCAGGGCGGCGAGTACCCCGTCGCCCTCGATGAGTGTATCACGTTCCAAATATACGACCCCTACGACCCCCACGGGGCGCTGTCGCCGCGGGTGCCGGGCAACCTGGCCATCATCTCGGACTACAACGCCTCGATGTACAACGCGGCGATGTTCGCCAACTCCTGCGAGCCCGGCACGGTCCTGTCCACGGACGTCCCCTACAATCCCGAACTCGACGCCCAGATGAAAACCACCTGGGCCCAGCGGCATCAGGGCCCGCTCAACGCCCGGCGGCTGGCCATACTCTGGGGCGGCCTCAAGCACGACAGTGTCGCCCAGACGCTCCAGGAGATGGTGTTCGCCGAGGGCAAGCAACTCTCGCGCGAGGAGATCTGCGCGATCTGCGACGTGCCGGCCTCCGTGGCCGGGTTCCTCGCCACGCCGGGGCGGAGTGAGGCGTTCGTCCAGGAGGAATTGAAACGGTTTTGGCAGGACACCATCGGCCCCATGCTGGACGGGTTCGCCGACGCGGTCGATAACGAGATCTGCCCGCGATTCGACATCCGCCTGGAGGCGTGGTTCGACCTGGAGTCGGTGCCGGTTTTCCAGGACCTGCGGCGGTCGCAGATATCGACTGTCAAGGATATGTGGGCCATGGGCGTCCCCCTGGCCGACCTGGACGATTGGTGCGATCTGGGGCTGCCGGAGCGGACCTGGCACCAGCGGGGCTTCCTGCCGATCTCGATCCAGACCGCCGAGGAGGCGGTCGAGGGGCAAGTTCTGCCGCCTCTCGCTGAAGGCGAGGAGGCGGCACACGCGCAGTTAACTGCGCGTGCCGGCACGCGCGATTCATCGCGCGTGAGCGGCGACCTTGACGAGTCCCTCGTCAAGGCCGCCGCGGAGCGAGTGTGGCGAGCCTGGGAGAAATCCTGGGCCCCGCTGGCCAAGCGCCAGGCGGCCATGTACGCGGCGCGGGGCGCGGCCCAGTGCCGGCTCGTCCGCAAGCTGCTTGCGGACGAGCCCCATGCGCACTTAAGTGCGCATGCCGGCACGCGCGATTCATCGCGCGTGGATGTCCGCGGGGCGAAGGCGCCCGCGGACATCGTCGCGAGGATCCTTGTCGAGGTATTCGACGACGCGAGCGAGCTCGGCAAATTCAGGGGCCGCCTGGAGAAATTCCAGGGCGAGGCCAGCAAGCTCGGCGTCGAGCAGACCATCCACGAGGCGGCGCTGCCGGCCGAGGCCGCCCAGACCGCCCGCGTAGTCATGCAGGCCGACCCGGCCATCGCGGCGGCCATACGATCGGACGCGCTGCGGTTCTCGACGGTGGTCGATGGCGCCACGCGGGGCCAGCTCCGCCGCACCCTCATCGAGGGCATGGACGCCGGCGAGACCGCCCGCGAATTGACCGACCGCGTCCAGGCCGTCTCCGGCCAGGCCCGGGGCCGGGCCCTGACCACCGCCCGCAACTCTGTGGGCCAGGCCATGAGCCGCGCCCGGCATCGGACCCGCCAGGCGGCGGGCGTGTTCACCCACGAGATCTGGATCCATTCCCGCGGGCCCGGCGAGCGCCGGCCCGCCCACGTGGCCGCCGAGGCCGAGTACGCCGCCCACCCCAAACCCCTGGGCCAGCGCTGGGTGATCAACGGCGCCGAACTCGATCACCCCCGCGACCCCGCCGGCCCGCCGGCCGAGATCGTGAACTGTCAGTGCCTGGCCGTCGGCCGCAGGATGCGGCCGGCGGCCCATGCGTCCCGAGACATCGGGACGCATGCCGGCACGCTCGATTCATCGAGCGTGGTCCTGGAGGACCTCCAGAACATCCTCGCTCGCGGCTTCGCGGCATACAGCCCAACCGCGGAGGGCGCGGAGAACGCAGAGAACAGAAATGGCCAAGAAACAGATTAAGCAGACGAAATTCATGTTCGCCCAGGTCAAGGGCTTCGAGGGCGACGAGCTGATCGCCGTGGCCTCGACCGGGGCCCTGGACCGCGACAACGAGATCATCGATCCCGGCGCGTGGGGCGAGAGCCTGGACGGCTACCGCGCCAACCCGGTGATACTGGCCACCCACCAGCACCGCCTGGCCAGCGGCAGCAGCCCCGTGATCGGCTCGGCGTCCACGATCGACGCCACCGAAAAGGGGCTGATCTTCAAGATGAAGTTCGCCGGCACGGCACTGGGCCGCGAGTACGAGCAGCTCTACCGCGAGGGCCACATGCGGGCGTTTTCCGTGGGCTTCATTCCCATCGACGGCAAGTGGGAGGACCTGAACCGCGGGGCCCTTGACACGGCGGCCGGCGGCAAAGCCGCCGAGGCCGCGAAGCGGCCACCCGCGGAGCGGGGATCGCCGAGTCAAGGGTTAAAGAGGGTCTGGCACATCACCAAGGCGGAACTCCTGGAGATCTCCGCCGTCCCCGTGCCCGCCAACCCCGAGGCCCTGGCCGCCATGCGGGCGGCGGGGGCGATGGGCGCGGCCGACGAGGGACTAGCCACCACCATCGCCGCCGAGATCATGCTGGCCATGGCCGAGTTCGACCTGGCGGGCAAGTTGGCCGATCGTTTAACCGCGACCGGCACGGGAGCGCTCAGTGATCGCCTGGAGCAAATCGAGAATCGACAAGCACTCATCCTCGACCGGCTCAGCGAGCTGGCCGAGGCGATCAGCCTGTCGTCAGACACGCTCGGAGCTTTTGCCAGCCCGCCGCTACGTGCCCCGGCCGGCGGAGACGGCGGCTCCAAGCACGGCGACAGTGAGGGGCAGGACGCGATAAAGCGAGCGGCCGCGAAACTCAAGGCCGCCACGAAAACATGACAACGGCCACAGAGACACAGAGGACACAGAGGCTTCTTTTTTGAAAAGACAAAGCCGTTCTCTGTGAACTCTGAGCCTCTGTGGCGGTCCTGGAAGGAATGAACATGACACCGATAGAGGCATTGAAAGCAAACGCCGCGGAGCTCGCCGACGAGTTCGGCAAGGGCGAGGCCCGCGACGACGGCAAGGTCGCGGTGCTGCTGGAAAAGCAGGCCAGGCTCCTGGCCGATCCCGCCGCCGCCGGCTACGGGGCGACGGACGAACTCAAGACCCAGATCACACAGCTCCGCGCCGACCTGGACGCCGAGGTCAAGGCGCGGCGGCAGTTCGAGAAGCTGGGCCTGGGCCTGGCCAAGGCCGGCGGCGTGATCGTCCCCGGCCGGTCGGCCCGGCGCGAGATGCTGGCCGACGGGAGGGCCTTCTACGACGACGACATGGCAGCCGAGTTCGGGGCCCTCATGGCCGTCCACCTGGCCGGCTGCAAGGGCGCCCCGCTCACGCCCGACCAGCTGCCCCGCTACACGAAGGACCTGGCCAAGACCGCCCAGCAAAAGGCGACGCCGGACATCGAGGCCGCCACCGGCATCGGCGCCGAACTCGTGGCCAATCTGTACCTTCGCGAGCTGATCCGCAACGTCGAGACCTACGGCACCGTTTTCCCGGAATGCCGCCGCGTGGCGCTGGCGACGATGGGGACGGTGACGGTCCCCAAACGCACCGCGGGCATGAACGCCTACTGGACGGCGGCCGGGGCGACCATCAACCAGTCCGGCATCGCCTTCGACACGGTGACCCTCCACGCCGAGAAGCTCGCCGCGCTGACGGCCGTGACGCGTGAGATGTTCCTGGACCCGGCCCTGCTGGCGGACCTCGGGCAGCTCATCGGCCTGGAGATCGCCCTGGCGATCGCCTACGCGCTGGACAATGCCGTCGTCAACGGCGACGGGACGGCCACCTACGGCGGCATCACCGGACTGCTCAAGTCAGCGACGCTCGGCTCGGCGGCCGCCGCCACGGGCCACACCACCATCGCCCTCATGGACGCCGGCGACGTGAGCAGCTTCAGCCGCAGCCTGACCATCGGCATGTTTTACAATCAGGCGAAATGGTACGGACATCTCAGTGTCCGCGAGGCGTTCCTGGACCTGCGGACCACCACCGGCGGCTGGGTCTTCCGGGACCGCGCCGACGACGCCGGCCGGCGGATCCTCAAGGGCTACCCCTGGGTTGTGGGCCAGCTCTTCCCGCCCGAGTCGGCCGTGGCGACGGGCGACAAGTTCGCCTGCTTCGGAGATCTCCGCAGCGCCTACCTTTTCGGCTCCATCCGCGGCGTGGAGATCGCATCGAGCGAGCACGTGTGGTTCGACCAGGGCCTCGTGGCCGTCCGCGGCATCATCCACGCCGACGCGGCCGAGGCGGACGCCAACGCCATCAACACACTGGCGGCGGCATAGGCCCGCCCCCGGCGGGCGAGAGTACGTGAGAACGAAAATGCGAAAACGGCCACAGAGGCACAGAGGACACAGAGGTTTCTTTTTGAAAAAGACGAGGCTGTTCTCTGTGAACTCTGTGTCTCTGTGGCGAATTTGAAGGAGCGCACACATGAAGCGACTGACATTGATTTTGATTGCGGCCGCCATCCTCGCGGCCGCCTGGACGCCCGGTTTGGCGAAATCGCCCAACGCAAAGGCCGCCTCCGCCGTCACCACGGGCCGATTCGTGTACCTGACGGCCGCCGGCACGATCGCCCACGCCACGGCGGCGACCAATCCGGTGGTCGGCGTCTGCGCCATGACGCAGGCGACGACAAACGCCCAGACCTACTATCACGCCGCCGGCGAGGTCTGCACGGTGACATCCGGCGAGCTCATCGCCGTGGGCAATCTGCTGACCGGCGGGACGCTGGGCAAGGCGTTCGTTTTGGACGCGGATGATGCGTCCACCCAGTACTGGGGCGGGATTGCGCTGACCGCCGCCAGCGGCGCCGACGAGGACGTGACCATACTCGTTAGTCCGGGCGTCGCCGAGCAGCGGCTGGCGCTGACCTCCGCCGCCATCGGCGGGGGGTACGGCTCGACGGGCGTGACCATCTCCGCCGCCGGCGTGGTCCAGGCCAACGGCGCCCTTACGGCCGACGGGACGGTCACTGCCGGCGCGGACATCGTCTGCACTACCGGGGCGACGTTCGGCGGCGGTTACGGCTCGACGGGCGCCACGATCAGCACCGCCGGCGTGATCCAATGCAACGGCGCACTGACGACTGACGGGGCGGCGACGGCGGACAACATCGTCTGCACCAACGCCGCGACCTTCGGCGGCGGCTACGGCGCCACAGGCGCCACCATCTCCACCGCCGGCGTCATCCAGGCCAACGGGGCGATCAGCTCCGACGGAGCGGTGACCGGCGGCAGTCTGACCGACGGGACGGCGACGATCTCCTCCGGCGTGGCCGATACGCTGACGGTCGATGGCGACGACAACACCGTCCAGGACCTCGGCGTCACGGTCCCCAAGGCCGTGACGGCCAACGCCGCGATCCCGTTCCTGGTTATCTTCGAGCCCGCGGCGGCCGGCACGACCAGCTACACCGTACCGGTGGGCAAGAAGCTTCGCGTCCTGGACGCCTGGGCGTTCAAGCGGGAAGCCGCCGGCGCCCACGCCGACGACGACTGGAACCTCCAGAACAACGACGGCACGGCGGCGAACATCTTCGATACCGAGGAGCTGAACACCATCGCCGACAAGGCGAGGATCCTGTTCGACAATCTCGACGATACCGAACAGGACGTCGCCGCCGGCGACACGCTCGACCTGGTCGCCAACGAGGACGCCGCCGGCGGCTGCGACGGCGCGATCTACGTCCTGTGCGTATGGGTGACGCCGTAACAACTGCCACAGAGGCACAGAGGTCACAGAGAAAGGCGTTTGATGTTTAACCGCGACCCGCCCGCCTGCCAACCACCTGCCATGCGGATGGCGGGCAGGCAGGGGAGCGCGGGTGTTGACAACCGGACATCCAAAGACGGACCCCGAGGCGCGGGGCCGCTTTCGGGCGGCCCCCGCCTGGGGCCGAGTGGAGAGTGCAATGGCTGAGGACCTAACGAAACTAGCCGATCCGAAATCGAAGGCCCAGGCCGTGGCCAAGGGCAATGTCGCCAACGCCGACGGCCTGGTCATAGCGACGGTCAAGCAGGCCGTCAGTTTCGGCGGCGTGCGGATCGCCCCCACGGAGACCCACGCCCGCCGGCCGCAGAAAGTCGCGCCGGTGCGGGCGGTGATCCCGCTGGCGATCTGCGATCGCCACCCGGACAGCCGAGTCGAGTACGTTGGCCCGGCGCCCGACGGGGCGCGGGTCGGCGTGATTAAATAGCGTTTAACCGCGACCCGCAGGGGAGCGCGCTTCCCTCTGGGGCGCGGCTAAACCCGGAAATCGCGTACGGATCGCGATGGGAGACATCATGGACATCGACGCAGTGAAGCGAGCCGCGGGCAGCGAAGCCGACGCCGACGGCATGGTGAAGGTGGTCGCCGTGCTCGACGGCGTAAAAGACAACGGCAAAACCTACGCGAAGCTGGCCCGGTTCCGAATGCACCGGGACCTGGTCCCGGCGCACGTCATGGCGGGACAGGTCGGCATCGACGGCGATGCCGCTCTGCCCAAGGCCAAACAACAGCCGACGCCCCGCGACAAGCAGCAGCGCGGCGGCGCTGACAAATAGTGTTTAACCGCGATGCCGCAGGCGAGCGCGTTGGGATTCGCGTGGGCCATCCGCGCTCCCCGATGGGTCGCGGCTAAACGCTATTCGACGCTGGGTCGCGGCTAAACGCTATTCGACGCTGGGTCGCGGCTAAACGTGGAAAACAAACATGCTATGCACGTTGGCCAACCTGAAAGCCCACCTGGGCATCGCGAGCGCCGACACCGAATACGACACGGTGCTCAACGCCATCATCGCCGGCGTCTCGGACTCCCTGGCCCGGATCGCCGGGCGGGTGGCCGGGGCCGAGCCCTGCCTGGAGATGATCGAGGACCTGGTCGTCACGCTCAACGTGCCGCCAGTGCGGACCTACGTCCTGTGGCTGCCGGCCTATCCGGTGATCGAGATCACCGAGGTCAAGGAGGCCCTGTACGGCGACTTCGCGGCGGCGACGGCCCTGACGGCCAATACCGATTACCAGCTCGATGCGGGGGTCGGCGGCCTGTACCGGATCGGCTGGTGGCTGCCCGGCGTGCAGACCGTCCGGGTGACCGCCACCGGCGGCTATACCCCGGCCGAGGCCTGGGTCAGCGCCGACACCTACGTCATCGGCGACCGGGTGATCTACGGCGGCATCGTGTACAAGTCCAAGACGGGTCACACCGGCGTCGCCACCCTGCCCTCGGCCGACGCGACCAACTGGGAGGCCACCGACGAGATCGTCCTGCCGGCGGATATCCGCCAGTGGGCGGTGATGCAGTGTGCCCACGAGTTTTTCCGGCGCACCACGCCGGGGGCCTCGGGCCAGTCCGCCCAGGGCGCGAACGTCTCCTGGATCGGCGCGGTGGATCTGCTGCCGATCGTGCGGCGGGGAATGATCGACGGATACGGACGGAGAGTCGGATGACGACAGCCACAGAGACGCAGAGTCCACAGAGGTTTATGTTTAACCGCGACCTGAAGGGGAGCGCGCTTCCCCGCGGGACGCGGCGAAACCCAATCACGAGGTGCAACATGGCGAAGCGGGAAAAGCAGACGGCATCGAAAGCGGACGGGTATGAGGCCGCGATGGAAATCTGGTTCCAGCAGCGGAACCTGGAGATCGAGTCCTGCCGGCGGGCAATCAAAATACACCAGCGGATGATCGCCTTTGCCCAGGCCGACATCGCGCATCGGCGGCAGGGCATCCGGCTGGAGCAGCAGCAGATCAGGCTGGCCGTGGCAGGGCGGGCCGACGGGCGGCGCAACCTCGCCGAGTACCGGCGGTCGAAAAGCCGGAAGGCAGGAAAAACATGAACGATGGGCTGAGAGGCACAATCGACAGGCTGGGCGAGGTCCGCGAGCGGATCGCGGAGTTGGCGGCGACGGAGAAAAAGCTGGCCGGCGTGGTCCGCAAGGCGCTCAGCGGCCGCAAGGACCCGGTCGAGCGCGGCGACCACTACATCGCCCAGCTCCTGACCGTCGAGTCGATCCGCATCACCAGCCTGGCGGCGTTGAAGCGCGCGGCGGGCAAACAGTTCCTCGAGGTCGTCCGCGCCGACGTCGCGGCCGCCCGGAAGGTCCTGGGCGACGAGGCCGTCGCGGCCCTCGGCAAGCCGACGCGCAGCCGGCGGCTGACGGTGACGCGACTCAAAGACACGCGCGATTAATCGCGCGTGCCGGCATGCGCAGTTAACTGCGCATGTTCCTGGAAATGGGAATGATCGTAAGCCTGGAAATTCCGGCCTCGACCCGGCGGCAGATCGCACGCGACCAGCGCGCCGCCGCGCGGGCGTCCGAGGTGTTCGGCCAGGCCCTGCTGGCCGGGGCGGTGGTCGGCGCCGAGCGGATCCGCGAGCAGCTCGTCATGGGCGAGCTGGGACTGACGATGCGGCATCCGGCCTCCGGCCTGGCGGCGTCGCTGATGGGCTGGATGGTGGATGCCCAAAAACCCGAGGCCGCCATCGGCGTGCCGGCGAACAGCCCGGCGGCCAAATACGCCGGCATCCTCGAGCGTGGCGGGACGATCGTTCCGAAAAACGCCCGGGCACTGGCGATCCCCGTCAGCGAGGAGGCCAAGCAGTACAGCAGCCCCCGCGACATGCCGGACCTGACATTGATACCACGCAAGGGCAAGCCGCCCCTGCTGGTCCGCGAGCTGATGAGGCGCGGCGACGTGCGGGGCTTCGAGCTGCACTGGGTCCTGGTGTCGAGTGTGACCATCGAGTCCCGCCACTGGCTGACCAAAGGCGCCGAGGCGGCGACGCCGGATATCGCCGACGCCGCGGGTGACGTGATACATGAATGGATCGGCGAATGGTGAGAAGAGGGCCACAGAGACACAGAGGACACAGAGAACGGCTTCTGCTTTTTGAAAACAAACCTCTGTGAGTTCTGTGCCTCTGTGGCGGCATTGAGAAATGGCCAACAGCATAGACACCGCGTTGGACGCACTGGCCGGGGCGAGCTACCTGGGCGCCCTGGTCACGTCGAGCGTCCTGAAAAAGGTCGAGCGGCGAATAATCAATCCGCTCACCGAGCCGAGCGTCCCGGTGTTGGGCATCGTGCCCGCCGACGCCGTCCGCCAGATCGTCACCACCGGCGGGACGGAGTATTGGCACGTGGGGCTGCTGCTGATGCTGTGCACCCGGGCGAAGGGCGTGAAGTCCGACGAGTCGATCACGGAACTCGTCGGCGAGGTGATGGGCAAGCTCAACGCATTCAACGCCGCCGGCGCCTCCGGCGGGATCGCCGTGGGGCCCAGGATCGACTTCTGGTATCAGTTCCAGGTCTCGAACAATCCCGTCGGGGCCTGGATGACCGCGACATTGAAACTCGAAGGGCCGTTGAAGACACCGTAACACGCGCACTTAAGTGCGCGTGCCGGCACGCGCGCTTAACCGCGCGTGAACAACAGTGCGTTTAACCGCGACCCAGAGGGGAGCGCTTCCCTCCGGGGCGCGGCTAAACGGACAGGAGCCACAACATGGCAGCCGGAGACACCATTTACGCCGCTCGATACGTCAAGCATCCGACAGTCGCCATCGCCGGCGCGGTCGCCGTCGATCTGACCCCCGGCGCCGTCTCGGGGGTCAACCAGGGGGCAGCCGGGGCGACGGGCCGGGCGGAGTCCCTGGTGACGTACCGCACGCTCGACGCGCTGGTCCGCTGCATCGACACGGCGTATTGCCTGCGCACCGTCGATCACGGCGGCGCGCTCGCCGGCTGCGTCCACGCCCGGATCATTCCGGGCACGCGGTTCAGCGTCAATCAGGGCCCCGCCGGGGCCCTGGGCCCGGCCGAGGCGTTGGTGACCTACTACGAGCTGGCGGTCGAGCTATACGGCATCCAGTACGCCGAACTCCTGGCCCTGATCGGGACGGCCAAGGGCACGTTGACACTGGGCGTGGAGGGCGCCGCCGGGGCCGACGTGACCATCGCGCTGACGAACGTCTATTTCACCGAGCCGATCCCCCCGATCAGCGTGCCGGCGGTGGAGGGCGGCGGGCCGCTGGCGGTCAGCGGAGTCCGCGGGTACGTGCAGTTCGGGGCGGCCGAGGTTTTCGCCGACGTGATCACCGCCGCCGGCCAGGCCGACTGGCTGGCCGCCCTGGCCAAGATCGGCGCGGCGGCGGCGAACCTGGTGATCGGCACCGAGGGGGCGGCGGGGACGAACGAAAAGCTCACGTTGAAGAACTGTATTTTCGTGGAGCCCCCGGCCCCGCTGGAGATCCCCGCGGTGGAGGCCGGCGGCCCGTTGCGGCCGTTCGCCATCCGCGGGATCTGCGAGTGGGGCGCCGCGGACACGTTCGCGACGATGATCGCGCCGGCCGCGGATATGTGACGAGTTGCGTTTAACCGCGACCCGTAGGGGAGCTCGCTTCCCGTCGGGTCGCGGCAAAACGAGACGAGACGGAAAATGCCGGACGACGAACTGAAAATCCGAGTCACCGGCCCCGGCGCGAGGCGCACGGAGGGCGATCTGCGCAAGGTCGCCGAGGGCGAGAAGGCCGTCGGCCGCGCCGGCAAGCAGGCCGGCAAGGACGTCAAGGACGGCGCGGACAAGGGCAAGGAGGGCCTAGAGGACCTCGGCTCGGCGGCCGGGGTCAACGTCCGCGCCTTTATGAACTGGAAGATCGGCGCCGGCCTGGCCATCGCCGCGGTGATCGGGATGATCAAGCGGGCCGAGGAGCGGCTACGTGAGTTTTCCGAGCGCATGGCCCAGACGTACCGGCAGTACGTGGACCTCACCCGCCAAGCCCAGACGGTCAACCTGGCCGGGATCCGCGGAGAGACGCCCACGGCGACCGTCGCTTGGATGCGGCGGAAGGCGGCCCAGTACGGCATCGCCCCCGAGGCCGCCCGCGGCGCGGCCTTTGAGATTGAAAGCGCCTTACCGAAGGCCCTGTGGCAGCCCACGGAGGAGGCGGGCTTCCAGGCTATGGCTGTCAAGGGCGCGACCGGGGCGACGATGGCCGGTCTGGCCATCGCCGGCTACGGGGCCGGGGTGGCGCGGACGCCGCAGGCGATGCGGGCGTTCTTCGCCCGCGCCAGTCAGGCGGCCGACACCAGCCGGGTCAGCATCGAGCAGCTCGGTCAGCTCGCCAGCCGCTACCTGCCGGCGGCCGTCAAGGCCGGCATCGACCCGGATTACTTTCTCGCCCAGGTCGGGGCCATGAGCATGCGCGAGCCCCGCCCGGACAGG